CAAAACTCAAGAACTATTGGAGTATCGAGAACGAGAAGATACAGAGCGAGCGTCACAACATATTCGAGCGCTATAGAGATTCTGGGGGGGTACTCACGGGAGAAACAGAAGGACTCCTGCACCCAGGCTGGACAAGAGACAAGAAAGGAGGGATGAGCGATGAACAGGCGCAAGGTTGAGAATATCAGAGATCTCAATGTCAAGCGACGCGTTACCAATGAGCACGTCATGCTAAGATACTGGGAACTTGACAAGGAATACACAGAGCTATGGCGATATATGGAGCGTGTGAAGCTCGAAATCAAACTCTCTCGCACAGAGAAGCTCAGAACGCTGCAGACGAAAATCTTGCTGCGTCTTGAAGATGAAGCAGCACGCCTCTCACGTCAGCGAGAGAAGTATTCCAGATGGGCCGCAGATCTCTACTACTGGATGACACTCTACGATTGTGCTTCCAACAGATTGAGATTGGCCAAGAGTTGTAAAGCTGCTGCAGATGATGTGGCAGATGAGTTTCAAACCATTAATTTCGTATAATTATGCCAAAAAATGATAGATCAAATACTAAGTGCATGTTAGATGCATATTTCGTTTTTCGCTCAAATCTGCCAAAAACGGACGCTGATGGCCAACCATACCAGAAACGATTCAAGACTACAGAGGAAATCGCCTCAGAACTGGCAACCATGGTGGCAATAGATTACTCGGAGATAGTTGACTACATGAGAGAGAGGGATTATGTGGTTGCAACGCTGCCAGATGGCTCAATTGCGTGGGCAATCTGGGAGCGAGTTCAAGGAATATTATAATTTTTCCCATATTATATAAGTTGCTTTCGAAATTTTTTGCTAACTTTGTAGCGGAAAATTTGAATTTAGTCTGCGGGGAGTGGCGCGTGAGCGTCGCTCCCCGTATTTTTATTTCATCCATTTGCATATTATTTTTGCCTTAAAAAAGATAATATGACGATTAAATCAGCACCTTCGGGCACATGTTTCCTCGAAAACATACGTGACCTCGACATTCTCACATCCATGAGCCGAGTGCTCATTACCATCACCATAGGCGATTCTACCGTCTATGATGAATATCTCTATCCTGCAGACGGAGAAATTGTCCTCGCAGATCTCGCAGATATTTTCCGTCCTTATGCACGCCAGCAGCTCATCATAGACGCTGTCATTACAGTCATAGAGCAGAAGGTATCTTCCGGTGATGATTCCGAAGAAGTCACTCAGAGCGACAAGAAGGCATTCAAGTTGAAAGTCCTCTACGCCACGGTGGATATACCAGACATCGACTGCCAGGAGTTCACGGATCATCATTTCCTCACCCTGCTGCAGGATGCCAAGACAACCTCTCTCGGTCGTCTGGAATATCTCCATTATCTCGGTACTGACCAAGCCACCGTCACGGCACATTTCGCTGATGGCTCCAAGCAGCTGTTCACAGCTGAGGTGGTGGGTGGCAATGGCAAATATACCACCATCGATGTCTCTCCTTCCAAATTCGCAGTCAAGGACAAGGTCTTGACCTTCTTCGATGTCACGGCTGGAGAGCGTCTGCAGACATTCATCATCGACCTCGAGCAGCCAGACGTGGCTCCGATTCTTCTTTTCTCAAATTCTTTTGGTTGTCAGGAACTCATTTATTGCACAGGCAAACATGAGGTGGCTCCAGAATATATCCGTGATACTGCAGTCATAGGGGGCAGGACGGTCAACTACCGCATCACAGAGAAGCGCATCTTCAAGGGAGATACAGGACCGCTGACAACCGCCATGGCCAACTGGGCTGACGACCTCTTCCGTTCCGATGAGGTCTATATCGTCAACATCTACGGAGGTGAGGCAGTTGTCGGCAAGCAGGTGACCATATCCGACTCCAAGAGCGACAATGACAACCTGCCTGATACCATGCCGCGTTTCACATTCAGCTATGCTTACTCGCAGCGCCAGCACAATGTCCTGAACATGCACCGTGCAGGCCGCATATTCGATAACACATTTGATAACACATTCAACTGATGAAGAGAGCTGCATTCCATATCAATGAGGTGCTGAAGATGATGGACAAGGCCAACGCTGACCATGCCACCGTCAAACTTCGTGCGTGGACCACCGACGGCAGAACCGTCAATTATGACGGATGGCTGGTGTCTGGTGGCAGTTGGCGTGGAGGTTTCCACCGCCTCATGCATCCAGCCACAGGCGAGGTTCATACCCTGCCAGACGTTTTTATCTATGAATTTTTAGGATTACCAGTATATCTATGAACAAAGAAAAATATACCATGCAGCAGGTCGGGGCGCATGGAGACAGTGAGCGATATATGCTCATGCCGACAACTGCGGTTGGTGGGTCAACCACCAACCAGGCTGCCATCGAGCAGCAGTATGGCACAGATACCCATTTCCTCGGTTCAGGCGAGGTGGGTGATGCAATCTATTCGCCTATCACCATCAATGGGCGAGATTATGAGTATATCCACTATGGCGATGACAACGACATGCCTTATGAGCTGCAGCGCCTCCTTCGCATGAATATGATTGCGCAGCGAGCGCAGGCATTCAACGTGCAGTGCTGCTATGGACAGGGAGTCAGATTCGTTGATCGGACAACAGGCAAGGACACCGATGATGCAGAGATCCGTGAGTTCTGTCTGCGCAACAGCGTGCATGAAGTTTTCATGGAGCAGGCGACAGACATGAAGTTCTTCTACTGGAATGTCACCGTCATCATCCTCTCCCGAGACCACTCCAAGATTATACAGATGCGGCACAAGGACGTGTCCTACTGCCGATTCGAGCGTCCGGACGCCAAGACAGGTCTCATCAATCACATCTTCTATGGTGATTTCCGCAAGGCGATGTCACCTATTGAGGCAGAGGCGATACCGCTGCTCGACATCAACGATCCGCTGGGCGACCTGATGGCCCGCATGGGCAAGGGACCGGACATCTACACAGGAGAGAGACGTCCTGAACCGAAGATAGGCCGGGACTGCAAGTTCGCCATCGTGTCACGCATACCGACACCAGGATATCAATATTATCCGATACCTTACTATGCCGCCATATTTGATGATGCGTGGTATGATATCTACCGACTCATCGGCATCGGCAAGCGATACATGATCAAGAATACATCTGCACCTCGCATACAGATAGAGATACACAAGGACTATTGGATGAACCTCTGCAACGAGGAGGGCATCATCGACCCTCAGAAGCGTAAGGAACGTATCGATACAGAGAAGCAGTCCATCATCGACTTCGTCTGCGGCACGGAGAATGCAGGCAAGGCACTCATCACAGGATATTACTTCGACCCTAACGGCAAGGAGCAGCGCATGGTGCGCATCATCAATCTCAATGAGAGTGGCAAGAAGGAAGGAGGCGACTGGGCAGATGATATGTCAGAAGCGTCTAATGCGCTCTGTTTCTCGTTTGGCGTTCATCCTAATTTGGTGGGTGCGACACCGGGCAAAAGCCAGATGAACAATTCTGGATCTGACAAACGAGAGCTCTTCATCCTGAAGCAGTCTCTCGAGAAACCTTGTCATGATATCATGCTCAAGCCTTATCATGTCATCCTACATTATAATAAGTGGAGCGAGCGCAATATTACCGTCGATGTGCCGATGATAGAGTTGACTACGCTCGATGAAAACAAGGACATGCAAAAATCATCAGTTAAAAATAACGGCAATGACAATGAAGATAACAATAAATAAGCAGGATTTTGACGATGCCATCTTGGTGGCAACATCATCAAATCCGGAGGTTTTCAATTTGGTGAAACCTCATTTCTCAGATACATATAATCGCATCAAGCGGAATTATCTCGGTGATATAGGTGCTGATTTCTTCGATAAATTCGATGGTTTTCAGCCATATCTGAAGAAAATGGTCTGTCTTGAGACATTCATCTCGGTGGTCAGGCATCTTGATATTGTGCTCACACCTGCAGGTTTCGGGGTTGTGAGCAATGGTGAGGTCTCACCAGCATCGACCGTGAGAGTGGAAAATCTCATTGAGCAGGTGAAGCAGGCCAAGTTAGCAGCAGAAGAGGATATGGTCTCCATCCTCATGGACAATGCTGAAGGATGGGGACAGACGATGCAGGCTAAGCTCTGCATACCAACATTGGTATGGGGATATAGCGACTACATGTTTGAAGCCAACCTCTCCAAGCTCAGTTCGCAGGAGTGGGATAACGTGCGCAAGAACATGCGTCTTGCAGATGAGATCATGCGTCGTCGCTTCTCTAACGAGCAGATGGACGCTCTTCTCGATAAATACCGCAGAGGCGAGTCTTGGACAGAGCAGGAGCAGAAAGCAGTCTGCCTGATGAAGCAATATCTCGTTCTATACGGCAATCCAAGCAGCTTCAGACCTGATGACATGAAGCAGACGCTTGACAGGATCCAACTGGTCCTTGACGGAGATGCAGAGACATTCTCTCTCTATCAGAATTCATCAGAGTATGAAAGCAATCATTTCAAGCCTTATGAAAACAAGAAATCAGCACCTGCCTTCCTATTCAATGCATGACGGGCAGATTAATCTTAACATCACAGCGCCAAATTCCTGGCGTGAGTTGTCGCAGGATGAGCTTCGCTATACGCTTTTCCTGCTGACCAGATTTCAGGAGCAGTTGACGGTCAAGACATACCTGTTCTGCCGACTGGCTGGCATTGAGATCATCAAGCACACCCGAACCGGTTGGAAGTGTTCAGTTCTGTGCCGGGTGGATGGCAAGTCAAGCCCCAAGCGCAAAGTGATATATCTTGAGACAGAGATAGTCCTATCTTTGCTCTCACAATTCGATTTTATCGATGGATTCGATAATTTTCAGCCTTTGCAGGCCATATCTGGCTTAAAAGCCGTCACTTCCATCCGCAAGATAACTTTCCAGGATTACCTGTTTGCAGAGAAATATTATCAGTTATACCTCATGCACAAGGATGACAGGTTCCTTCAGCAGTTAGGATATATCCTATATCGCAATGATTCCGATATTCGTGACGACACCGTAAAATTCACAGCAGAGGAGCTACTCGGAACTTTTTTGTGGTACTCTGATTTCAAGCAAGTAGCTGCTGCCAATTTCCCTCACTTCTTCAAAAATACGAAGGAGGGCGAAGAGCCGACCATGGAGGATATCACCATGGGCATACGTGCGCAGGTAAGAGCGCTCACCGATGGAGACATCACCAAGCAGCAGGCAGTCTTTGAGACCGACTGCTGGGCAGCCCTGACAGAGTTGGATGAAAAGGCGCGGGAGGCAGAGGAATACAACGAAAAAATGAAAAGATTATGACAGAGAAACAGTTCGATGCAATCGCATATTTTAAGCAGTTGACAGAGGAAAACAATACCTGCCGACTTTATAATTTTGTCGCAACGACGTGCTCCGGTCCGGATACGGTGCAGGGTGTGCTGCAGCAGTTCCGAACAGCATCCAACTTCATCATGGTCTCTGATACGGTTGATTCCAACACGCACTCACTGGGCGAAGGTTTCTTCGACCGCAACGTGTACACCGTATGGATTCTCGCTTCTTACAAGCGGGATGATATGGCAGACCGGGAGGAGAAACTGAATATCTGCAGATATATATTCCGGCAGTTCCTCAGTCGCCTGCTGCATGACAAGGAATACCAGAAGTTTGGTGATCAGCTGGAATATCTCAATCTTAATCAGGTCTATTCGACTGAATTAGGGCGATACTCGATGAATGGCTGCACTGGCCTGTACTTCATGCTGACATCAGACGAGCCTACCGATTTACAATATGATGAGAGCTTATGGAAGAAGCAATAGATGAACTCCTCAAATACGAGAAGGGATGGACTGAGAACATGGGCACCTATTGGCGCGAGCGCATGGAGCGCTTGCGCACAATAGATACTGGTGCACTCTATTCATCCATCAAGGGTCACCTCGAGCAAGGCACAGTGACCACCATCGAGCATACTTTCCTGCAATACGGCATCTATGTGGCTGCAGGTGTGGGACCAGCTCACGTCTGGAAAAAGTGGACAGAAGCGCAGGGTGGCGAGAAAATCATGCGCCCAAATGATGGCGACCTTGACTTCCTCAACAAGCAGTACAGAGCCGAGCATGATTTGAATAAACCCAAAAAAGTGGGTCCTGCATGGGGCGGTCGAGTGGCAGGCGGTGTCCCGATTGGCCGAAGAGATTGGTTTTCTGCTAAATACTATGCATCTATCATGAAGCTCAATGAGCATGAAGCAGATTTCTATGGCGATACTTACAATGGACTCATGGCTTCAGCATTGACAGAGATATTCAAGGGCATAGGCGCAGCTCGCAACCTCTGAGCCGTATTTTTAATGATTTCATCGTGTTTTTATCTTTGCACAAAAAAGAAATTATGGCAGATCAATTGAACAAAGAAAAACTTCAGCAGGAGTTTGAGCAGATTCGTGACGAGCGTCGCAAGTCTGCCAATACAGCGGAGCGCATAGGCAATGCGTTCCTCTCTCTGCTGCATTTCAATACAGAGGTGGAGGACAGACGGTATCTGTCCCGTGAGCATGATGATACGGCAGGTGGTCTCATCACCTTTGCCAAGGGTCTTGTCTCCAAGGCTCTCGCCAAACTCGCCTCTCTCTTCGTTTCCGGCAATACTCAGCTGGGCGAGAATGGCACTCAGACAACATTCGGCAGTTACGCACCAGATGCTTCCGGAGCATCCATTTCCGTGTCTGAGAATGGCACGTCAACGGCAGAGTTTGATTTTCTCAACATCAGACGAGCAGCCTACTTCCGTGAGATTACCATCAAGGAGTTGAAACATGTCGGAGGCGAGATGGCGCTGACAGCAGCTGCCATGGTCTGCTCCAAGGTCGAGTGGCTCAATGCTCGTGGGCGTGTCATCACGGCAGGAACACCGACCTTCTACAAGTGCTATTTCGAGACATCGGACGGCAAAAGGCAGATATACCAGGAGTTCGCAGTCGGAGATCAGGCACGTTGCCAGCAGTTCCGCATAGAGTCAGGTTCTGCCTCATTCTCGTCCACCAAATACTATTGGCGTCTGGTCACGGCAGTGGGGGACAACTACATCATACTCTCCAACCAGGATGGCAAATATGATGGCGCTGGTGAACCTGCAGTGGGAGACAATATCGTGCAGCTTGGCTTCCAAGGGGCAAACAACCCAATCCGCACATCAGCCATCATTCTATCAGCCACGGCAAGCGATGCACCTTCTACAAAATATTATCAGGGCATCACCTCCTTCTCACTCCAGGATTGCGAAGTCAAGGATGAGGGGTTCGAGGGCGGTCAGTTCCACTCCCGCATCTACGGCACCTACTATGTGGGTGATCGCGAGCAGTCCAACTATATCTCATACGACCCGCTGACCAAGACTGCAACCTTCAAGGGCGTGGCCATCTTCGAGCCAGGTACCACACTGCCTGACGGCACGCCAATAGAGCAGCTGCAGAACCTTGGCATCAAGAGCGGCAATATGCTCCTTAATTCCGGATTCACGGGCGACTATACATCAAAGCAGTTTGACGAAAAGTCCGAAATCAGCGATGAAACCGTGATTTTCAGCGATTCTGCAAAATTTTGGGAGACAGAAAACGCTGAATTCATCGAGACAGAGGAGAGTGCATCCGGTCATGCCGTGAACCTCACAGAGGGTGGTTTGGCGCAGCAGATTTCAGAGAAGCTCATATCTGGCGAGAAATACACACTATCCTTCAAAGCGAGCGGCAAATCGCTCAAATTCACCGTCGGTGGATATAGCGAAAATATACAGCTTACGGATGAGCTGAAGAGATATTCTGTCATCTTCAGCTGCTCAGATCCGGAGGATAAACGTTTCCGCATATTTGAGGCAACGGCCTGTGTGATGGAGATCACACTTAACCAGGGCAACCTGCCAGTACAGTGGCAGACCGCCTTTGATGATCATGACAAGACGCTGGCAAACTTCGAGGCTTTACAATACCTCACTGCTGCAATCACGGAGGCTAAGACTACCGTCAATGGCGGTCTTATCATGACGCAGGACATTCGAGTTGGCCAATACCGCAACGGCAAGATGGTCAAGGAGACAGGAGGCATGAGCGGTTACGCTGCAACCATGAATTCACCATTCATCTGGGGAGGTGGTGATATGCGGAATGCATTCTACACCATCGGCAAATATATCAATGATCCAGGATATATGGCTACCGATGAGGAGTTGAAGAAGATGTGCAGCTTCGTGCTTACCCATGGCGGTCGTGCCATCCTCAATGATATAATCTTGCATGGATATATCTATGCCAAGGGCGGTGTCCTTCAGTCCGTCCGCTCACCAAACGGCAACTTCTCCATCGATGAACAGGGCAACGTTGTATTGAAGGGCAATGTAACTGCAACGTCTGGTTCTTTCGGAGGGTTCAAAATTACGGATAAGCAGATGCATTCTGAAGGCGATGGATATACATTTGATATCTATAAAGACCGTCTGGTCTATGCTGATCTGAAGAACAAGACAACATGGATTGTCAATTCTACCGATGAGGATGGTCTGAAGATGTCTTTGAGCAATGAGGATTCAAGCATCGCCATGAATGTCACTGACTATGGAGCAAGCATGACAGCAAGAGGTGGAAAATTCCATTCCACTTTTTCCAAGAACTACTTAGGCATTACTGCAGATTTCGGTTATACATTTGAATTCCAGATTCTGAGTGGGACTGGTGTAGTTAGAATGCCACTTCCGAAAGCTGGCATAAAATGCTGGGTTAAGACTGATTCTAATTATATGCAGCTCAAAATGGCAGGACTGCCAACGGATGGGTCTGAATGTGAACCTGGGCAAGTCTATGTGGAAAATGGAGTCTTAAAGTTGAAATCATAAATTATAAAATATGGAAAATCTTAACAAAGTGCCGTCATCGGGCACAACTTTCGGCAATGTCGTTGAGTCCATCAATGCCAACTTCGGCTTGATACTCACCGCCATCACCGAACTGGAGCAGACCAATAAGCGCAAATACCTCTTCACCAATGAGGCTGAGCTGAAGGCTACCTATCCAAATCCAGACAAGGGCGATTATGCTTTTGTTGGAGAGTTGGCCAATGCTATCGTCTATAAGTGCAATACTGCAGGAACCTGGACCAATACTGGAGAGAAGTGGAATGTTGGCGGCACCATCGATGTGACCGCATACGTATCTCCTTCAGATCCGATTTCAGACCTTACGCAGCTTGTCGCTAATAAGGTGCGCATGCTGCAGAACAAGGGCGAGGTGTTCCTTCCGGCTACCTCCACCAAGGCGGTCCTCGACCCCGACACCAAAAAGGTGCTCGCTGAAGAACTGACCGAAATGCGCTCCAAGGACGAAAACTTCGAGCAACACGTTACCTCACAGGCTGGTACCAACAAGGCACTCGCAGACAATATCAGCGCACTTGCCAAGCAGACGACAGATCATTTCAACACTCTCGAGGGCGGTGGCATTACTGAAGATATGCTGAGTGATGGTCTGAAGGAGTCTATTCAGTCGTCAGCAAGCGGCAAGGGTGGCAATACTTTCAATGTGACAGATCAGGTGCCTCTTGAGTCTGGCTTCTATACTCTCGAGACAGCCATTGCTGCCGTACCGGAGAAAAACCGTTCCAAGGGTCTCTGCATCACATTCGAGGCATCACAGGGCAAGTGGCTGACCAAGCAGTTTATCGGCACAGATACCACATCGTGGGATTCCACCGCCTCATGGGAGGACTTCGGGGGAGCCGGAACCGTCAAGCAGGTGACAGTCAACGGAGAGAAGAAAACACCGGATTCTACAGGTAATATCGACATTACCATACCAACCGTCGAGGTCGATGAGACGCTGGATCAGGAGAGCACCAACCCAGTAGAAAACAAGGCTATAGCAGCCAAACTGAATGAGATTGAAGGCAACACCCTTTCCTCCACAGATGTCGAGGTGAGCGAGGATGGCTCGACCGTCCATGTCTCGCTGAAGAACAAAAACAACGGTGAAATCACGAGTTTTGACGTTCCTGCAGGTGGCGGTGGTGGTGGAGGTGAGACCTCAACCACCAAGATTGTTCTTTCGGCCGTTGTCAACAACAGCATTGTCAAGCGTGGTGGCAGCTCCATGCTCACTTACACATACGACCACCAGTACAGCTCTGGTGACGAGAAGGGGCAGTCAACAGGTCAGAAAGCAACCATCAAGGTGCAGATGAAGTTAGGCGCAACGACCATATATAGTGATACCATCGAGGATGTCAGCAGTGGCAGCTATCAGCTCGACCTGACCAAATATCTGCAGCTGGGCACAACTGACATCTACGTCATTGCCTCCACAACAGACCCTCTGACAGGAAACAAGCAGACCAAGCAGGCATACACGTCAGTCAAGGCAGTCACGCTCTCGCTGGCATCATCATTCAATATTGCCGACTGCGTGGCACTCGGTGGATATGCTGATGATGAGACGGTCAACATACCGTTTGCCGTCAGCGGATCCGGCACCAAGGTGGTGACATTATATGTCGATGGCAATCAGCGCAATGCGCAGACCGTCACCCGAAGTGGCACGACGAATAGCAGCTTCAATCTGGCGATGACTGGCTTGGAGAACGGCAGACATACTATACAGATGGTGGCTGAGATGGAGGCAAGCCCAACGCTGACCCTGCGCTCTGACAGCATCTTTTTCGATATACTGAGAGGTGCTCCCGAAGCACCCTATATCGGTGCCAAGATTACTTCTGCAGATGGCACCATCTTTACCGATGATCATCTCACACCAACCATCAAGGCTGGGCAGTATGAGCAGATGTCATTTGAGTTCGTAGCCTATGACCCTGCCACAACACCTGCTTCCATGTCTGTCTATCGTGACGATATCAAGACTCAGACGGTCAGCGTGCCACGCACTTTGCAGACATACACCAACCGCTATCTCGACCAGGGCACAATCAATATGCGCTTCGAGGCTGGTGCTACATCTTACAATTTCTTCGTTGAAGTGGAGAAAAGCAGCGTGGATATCGTCGAGATCACAGATGGCCTCCAGCTGAAACTCACCGCCTCTGGCCGTGCGAGCAGCGAGGCTGACCCAGCCGTATGGCAATATGGAGATATTGCCACAAAGTTCAGCGGCTTCGACTGGACGTCAAATGGATGGACTGGCGATGCACTGAAGCTGACCAATGGCGCCAACATTGAGATTGGCTTCAAGCCATTCTCATCTGATGCGACAAGCACAGGTGCCACCTACGAGATGGAGCTGATGTGCAGCAACGTCACAGACCGTGACGGCATCATCCTTGACTGCATGGCTTATGGAGTCGGCTTCCAGATGACTACGCAGGAGGCTAAGATCCGCACGACTGCAGGCACGGAGGTGAGCACCAAGTTTGCGGCAGACATGAACTACAAAATTGCTTTCGTTGTCAGCGGCAAGGGTGGCAACAGACTCCTGCAGCTCTATGTCAACGGCATCCTGTCAAGTGCCATCCGATATGCAGCGACTGATTCCATGATACAGCAGACACCTGCTGATATACGAGTGCTATCTGATGATGCTGATGTTGAATTGCGCAATCTGCGCATATATAACCGGGCACTCAACGACGATGAGGAGCTGTCCAACTACATCGTTGACCGCAAGACAAGCGACGAGATGGTTGTCCTATTTCAGAAGAATGCTGTCATGAATGACGAAGGCACAGATGTGGATATCGAGAAACTCAGAGCACAGGGCAAGGGCGTGATGCGAATTGTCGGTGATATAGACCTGCTCAACCAGACCAACAACAAGAAGTTCGAGATTCCTGTTGATATCTACTTCTACTCGCCATACGGCAAGAAGTACGACTTCATCATCAAGCAGTGCGGCCTACGCATTCAAGGTACCTCCTCCACAACCTACCCACGCAAGAACTACCGTATCTACATGAGCAGAAGCGAGAAATACGGCACGCAGCTCTTCGTAAACGGTGTATTGCAGGAGGGCTTCCTCTACGCCTTCAAGCCAGGCGCACGACCTGTTGACATATTCTGCCTCAAGGCGGACTTCTCCGACTCGTCCTCCACCCACAACACGGGTGCGGTCCGCATCGTCAACGACGTGTTCAAGCGCTGCGGATGGCTCACACCTCCACAGGCAGCCTACAAGGGCGAGTATGACGTGCGCATCGGTGTGGATGGTTTCCCTATAGACTGCTTCTACGACGAGAATGGAGACGGCACCAACGCATATCTCGGCAAGTACAACTTCAACAACGAGAAGTCCGGATCTGCTATTGTCTATGGATTCGAGGGCATCGAGGGCTTCAATGACGAGGCAACATTGGAAGGTCAGCGCAACAAGTGCATCTGTCTGGAGTTCCTCAATAACTCAGAGCCTATCTGTCTCTTCGGCACGGCAGATCTCGCACGCTTCGATGCTGCGCTGGAATTCCGCTTCAAGCCTGATCAGACTTGGGATTCAGCCGATCCTGAGGATAAGGCAGCCGTGCAGAGACTGTGGCAGTGGATATACTCCTGCAAGGGCAATCCGACCAAGTTCCAGGCAGAATACCAGGAGTACTTCATCAATGAAGCACCGTTCGCCTGGTACCTCTTCACAGATTACTTCATGGCGGTGGATAATCGTGCCAAGAACATGATGCTCGTCACATGGGATGGAGTGCACTGGATGTTCATACCTTATGATATGGATACCCTTTTCGGCCTGCGCAATGACTCATATCTCAAATATGGCTATACCATCACGCATGAGACGTTTGATGACAGCATCGGCAGCTATGCCTTCGCTGGCCACGATAGCATATTGTGGGAGCTTGTCAGAGCATGCCCGGACAAGTTGCGAGAGGTCGCAGAGACCATCCGCAGCAATATGTCACTCGAATATGTCCTGCAGGTGTTCAACGAGCAGGAGATGGGCAACTGGTGTGAGCGCATATATAATAAGGATGGCATCTTCAAATATGTCACTCCGCTCATCGAGGGCGTCAAGACCACGACGGGCACGATGACCTACGACTATCTATATGCACTGCATGGTAGCCGATATGCTCACCGTTGCTACACCATCCAGAACCGTTTCGCCCTGCTCGACAGTCAGTATGTCTGCGGAACATACCGCAAGGACAGCTTTGGCTGCTATTTCGGCTACAAGTTCGGATCAGACAACCGAAAGATCAAGATAACCGCATCAGAGAGGTATTATTTCGGTTATGGCTATACCTCCGGCACTCCTCATCAGAGCGCAGTGCTCGCAGCCGACAAGGGCTCACAGGTGCAGCTGGTCCTCGACACAGACCTCATCGTAAATGACCCTCAGTATATCTATGGTGCATCACGCATCATGGGCCTTGACCTGACAGATGTCAGTCACGCTATCCTGCAGACACTCAACCTGAGCAACCTCACGGCACTCACCACACTCGATATCAGTTGCGCTGGCACACAGACAACGCTCAACAACCTGATAGTGGATGGCTGCAAGAACCTGCGATCTCTCAATATGGGCGGTCTGAAGAGCACGCAGCTCACTGGCATGGATCTCACCCACAACACCAAGTTGGAGACCTTCGAGGCATCAGACACGGCACTCACAGGTGTCACCTTTGCCAAGGGTTCACCGCTTGTCAAGGCGGTTCTGCCTGCAACATTGCAGACACTCGATCTGCAATATCTGCCGAAGCTGCAGGCTGCTAATCTGACACTGGATGGCACAGACAGCATCACACGTCTCGTCATTGACAGTTGCCCTGGCATCGAGTGGACGGCACTCAGAGCCAAATGCCCTAACGTCAAATACCTCCGTGTGACAGGCATCAACGAGGAGGGTGATGGATCACTCCTCAGACAGTATATGGAGATGGGAGGTGTTGACGAGACTGGTGGCAATGTAGATACCTGCCGTCTGGTCGGATCTTACCAGCTCACACAGTACATCGATGATGTGGAGTTCCAGACATACCAGCAGCATTATCCGGAACTCAACATCATGCAGCCACCATACACCATGGTGGAGTTCGATGATAGTGTTGCAGACGATGCCAACGTCAGCAACCTCGACAACGAGACTGGATACAAGTATGGCAATGCATATCAGCCATCAGGTCACATCAAGGCCTATCTGAGTCAGCGTCACAGAGTGTTGGCCAAGATTACCAAAAAGCCTACGCAGGTGAATGTCAAGATGGGCGGAATAGATACCGTCATGAACAAAACGGATGGTGAGGCAACTTACTATCCACTGCATGACGAGAATTCCAACTACTATGCTGATGCCAAGCAGGTCAGAGACTGCACTGCTGCCAAGTTGGACAGCACAGAGGGAGATATCATGATGCTCGAACCGCATAAATGGTTCAAGGGCATCAATGATTACCTCAACAGGAAGCATTATTCCTGCCTGAGCGTCAACAAGGGTGTTCCTTCCGTCTCTGTTGATACTATCCAGATGACCATCGAGGAGATCAAGCAGACCAAGGGTGGATGGCGTGAGGGTTATAAACTTACAGCCAACAAGCCGACACTCAGCGAGTCATATGTAGCAGACAGCACCTATGCCGTCATCAAGGTTGACGTGTCTGGATATAGCAGGGTGCGTTTCCCGACTGTGCCTGGCACAAACATGGTTTGTTCGCTCTTCCTTGCAGAGGACGGAAGTGTTCTCAGTAGTGTGGTCGTACCGACCATCAACCTCACCTTTGAAAAGGGTCAGTATATTATAAAAGATATACCTGAAGGTGCAAAGACGCTTTTTGCGACGGTGTGGAAAAATACACCGGGCGACAAGGTCGTGCTGAGCAATTCAGACAAGATTGAGGATATGGAGCCAGACTGGGTTGAAGTGGATGAATATCTCTGCGCTGTTGTCGGCAGCACGGTTGTCGGTGACAAACTCCGAGCTTGCGTCTCTGGCGGTTCGACTACCGCTAATATGGCGTGGTCAGACTTTCATTATTACTCTGTCCTTCGAGGCATGCAGCAGATTGACTTCTCCATGCATAGCGACATCGCCAACCTTTTCTACATGAAGTATGGCCGTCGCAACTCACAGGAACAGTGCGGTGCAGGCTCGCATAACAATATGCGCACGACTGGTGGCACCATGTCGCACGGCATGACAGATACCATCGGTTTTGATGCAGCCAAGGCGATCAATGCGTCAGTCACGAATAGCATCGTAGATTATGGTGTGCATCAATATGCCTGGTACCAGGAGGGTGATGAAGAGAGTGGAGCTACCATCGTCAAGCAGGTCGACAGCATCTGTTGCTGCGGATACGAGGATATCTACGGACACAAATATGATATGATGGATAACTGCGACATGCCGAATGACAGTGCTCATTCAAACATGGTTCGCATATTCATGCCAGATGGCAATGTCCGCTACATTAAATCATCTTCTTATAACGATATCTGGATTACAAATGTCTATCATGGGCAATATGGTGATGTCATTGGTGTTGGTAGCCCTTCCGGCTCATCAAGCACATATTATGGCGATAAATATTGGTTTAGTGGTTCTGCCAACCGTGTGCTCTATCGGGGTTGCTACTATGCGATTGCGGATGGCGGTGTCTCGTTCGCGTGTGCGTGTTGCGACGCCTCGTGTTCGTGTGCGAGCCTCGGGTCGCGTCTGGCCTTCCGCGGAAAAATCGTCAAAGCGTCGAGCGTAGCGAGATATAAAGCGGCAAGCGAAGTTTCGTAAAGCGTAAATCGGAAAAATCGACACGCTGCAGGTGATAAATACCGCCTGTGGCGGTCGATTTTTTTTTTGTTTTTCGCATATATAAGAAAAAAATATATTACCTTTGCAGGCGAAAGGCAGAGTCTCCCAAGACCGTGTGCTCTATCGGGGTTGCTACTATGCGATTGCGGATGGCGGTGTCTCGTTCGCGTGTGCGTGTTGCGACGCCTCGTGTTCGTGTGCGAGCCTCGGGTCGCGTCTGGACTACTGTTTCATCGGTTCTACGGCACCGCCGACGTGTCGGCATCGCAGTGACCGAGGGAGATGCGCCGCACTCATGGAGTGAAAAATCAAGGAGTGGGTAGAGTTTGGTAGGTCCCATCGGACTCGAAGAAGTCAGACCCCATCAAGGAAGGCTATGAAGAGAGACGGCAACATCATACCAGAGATCATCGACCACGGTAACATGTCCGAGTCGTTCGACCAGGTCCTACGTGGCACAGTCCGCAAGACGTGCCGTGAGGGGCGTGAGCTGCTGGCTCGACGTGAGGAGGTCATAGCAAACCTCCAGCGTGAGATAGCCGATGGCTCGTTCAAGGTCACAGAGTACCGGGAGCGAGAGATCTATGAGTACGGCAAGCACCGCATCCTGCAGATCGTCCCCATGGAGAGGCGCATCGGGTGCCACGCCATCATGCGTGTCGTTGACAGGCACTTGCACAGACGCTTCATACGCACCACGGGCGCAAGCATCGTGGGCAGGGGTACGCACGACTTGATGAGCCAAGTCCGTGAAGCCCTCCACGACAATCCGCATCTGAGATACGCCTATCAGTTCGACATCGTCCACTTCTACGACAACGTGGACCACCAGCTTGCCAAGGACGCATACGCACACGTCTTCAAGGACAAGACCTTGCTCCAAATTCTGGGCAACCTCATAGAGCTGCTTCCCCAGGGCATCAGCTTCGGACTTCGCCCATCGCAAGCTACCGGCAACTTGATATTGTCCATACACCTCGACCATCCTCTGAAGGACGGCATGGGCGTGAGGCATTTCTTCCGCTATTGTGACGATGGATTGGTGCTCGCCGAGACCAAGGCAGAGCTGTGGGTGATTCGTGATGCCATCCATGAGATGCTGGAGGCTATCGGCTTCGAGGTCAAGCCCAACGAGCGGGTCTTCCCTGTCACCGAGGGCATAGACTTCGTGGGATACAAGATATACCCCGACCATGTGCAGCTTCGCAAGCGCATCAAGAAGAAGTTCGCTGCCAAAATCAAGAAAATAAAATCGCGCAAACGTCGCCATGAGCTCATCGCCTCGTTCTGGGGCATGACGAAACATGCCGACTGCGTTAATCTCAATAATAAACTTATAGGTGTTGAAACAATGAAATCATTCAAAGATCTGAAAGTGACTTATCAGCCTGCCAACGGGCAGAAGTATTTTCCTGGTGATACAATCTCTATAAGAGATCTCGTCAATCTGCAAATCATCGTGCATGATTTCCAACTCGGTGTCAAGACACGAGAAGGCGAAGATCGATGTGTCGTGTCAATAGAGATGGGGGGGCAAATGAAAAAGTTTATTACAAATTCAGAGGAAATGAAAAATGTGCTTAGCCAAATTGGGGAGATGCAAGACGGATTCCCATTTGAGACAACCATCAAGGCAATGTCTTTTGGCAACGGTAAAACCAAATATGTTTTCACCTAAATGGAAAAAATTAACGGTAGCCCTGACGTGCAGCTCTTAGAATGCACTAATCCGGTTAGAGGCTATTGGCGCATCAGATTCGATGTGCAGATTAAGGATGACGGATCTGCTGACTACTACGAACATCGGTTCTTTGCTAAACCTCAGCTCGAAGTCATTAAATCAGTCATCACAGAGTTTATCAATGAGCAGACGAATGCAACCATTCTGTCCGGTCTCAAATACGAAAATCAGCTTGTCTGGCTATCTGCCGAGAACCAGGCTAATTATAAAGCTGCTTATGATCTTGCAGTGCAGACGCAGGGAGAAAGTCTCCCATACAAGGTCAAACTGGGTGGCGAAGATGCTCCAGTCTATCGAGAGTTCACATCATTGCAGGACTTCAAGGCGTTCTATCTATCTGTGCAGAAGCACATCAATGACACCATCAATGACGGATGGAAACGGAAAGATGCCATTGATTGGAGCAAATATCAATAGCTCTTGCGATAATTAATAACCATATCTTGACGGCTTAATCAGTTTGTTCTGGTTAAGCCGTATTTTTATTTCATCCATTTGCATATTATATTTGCAGTAAAAAAGATAATATGCAGCAGCAGACTAAAGAAAGAATTCAATACGGCAGTGCCATGGTAGTCTTGGCATTTGCCATTGCACTGGTCTATATCAGCTACTTCGTCTCAAAGGACGTGACTGATAATGTCCTCTGGTATTTCGGGCAGAGCCTCATGTATGTGGCATCCATTTTTGGCGTATCTATCGCTATGGATGTCAAATTCGATAAATTCAAGAAATTAATAAATCACAATAATAATGAAAAGAAAGATTAAGTACATTTTCGTTCATTGTACTGCAAGCCGACAGACATGGTCAGTCGATGCCTTGCTCAAGGAATTCACCAACAAGGGCTGGCACTATCCTGGATATCACTGGATTGTGGAAGCTAATGGCAAAGCTACGCAACTCATGACAGAGGATTTGCCATCGAATGGAGTCAAAGGATACAACCATGAGTCTATCAATGTCGCATATATGGGTGGCATCTCACGCTCAGGAAAGCCTATCGACAACCGCACAGATGAGCAGAAAGCTACACTGCGCGAGCTTCTCACTGAGTTGAAGCAGCGATATCCTGAAGCTAAGATTCTGGGACATCGAGATATTTCACCAGACCTTAACCATAACGGCAAGGTGGACGTCTGGGAGCGCATCAAGGCCTGTCCATGCTTCGATGCAATTCCTGAATACGCTGATATTAAATAATTGAAGCCATGAAGGGATTCGAGAGAAAAATGGTCATTGGCTGCATGTTCCTGATGGTGCTGCTGACGATTGTCGGCAGTTTCCTGATTTTCGACAGCAGACAGAAAAAGGCTAATGAGGAGATGAGAATGCAGCTGCACCAGCTGCAGTTGCAATATTCACCGCTGAAGCGTGATACTGTTCGTGACTCCATCAAGCTCATCACTCAGCAGGTGATGGTCATGGACAGAGGCGAATACAAACTGCTGGCTGCAGACAGACAACTTCTGAAGGATCTGCAGTTGAAAATCAGTCAGGTTGTCTCAGATCAGCGAGTGTCCATGGTCACTGCAGATTCTGTCAAGACAACCAGACATAATTCTGTTTTCGCATATAGTGATGCATGGTTGTCACTGCGTCTTGATACGGCAGACTCCATCTTGACATACAGAGCAAGAGACAGCCTTCAATGCATCGTGGCCAGACAGTTTAAACATAAGTTTCTTTGGTGGAAGTGGGGAACAAAAGGTTATAATGTCAAGGTGCTGAACTTCAACCCACATTCTACAATATTATATAATAGCTATATACAAGTCAGCAAATAATGGCAAGACAGGAAGTATATACAACCATCGTCAAACTCAACTCTGAGGAGGCGAAACACCGACTCAAGGAGTTGGAGGACAAAGTCGCTCGTCTGAAAAAAGCTAAACAGGATGCTTTTTCGACGGGAGATTCCCGTTTAGGCGCATCACTCGCTAAAGACCTGAAGGCTGCTGAGCGAGAGATGAAGCAATTCAAAAACTCTACCATGAGCGTCAAGGAGACACTCAACAATCTCTCTGATGCCAGTCTCGGACAGCTGGAGAAGGCTGCGAGACATCTGAAGGGACAGATGAAAGCAGTCTCTGACCCATCAGATTATGCTAAGTTAGAAGAGCAGCTCTCTAAAGTCAAAGACCAGATGCTGCATATAAAGGGGGCTACCAAACAGGCAGAGGCAGAAGCGCAGCGCATGACTCAGACGCTCAATAATCTGCAGCATGCATCCATTGATGATCTCAATTTCGCAAGAAGCAAGCTTCGCTCACAGATGAACTCAATTGATCCTTCGTCAGATTCTTATGCGCAGTCTGCCGCCAAGTTGAAACTCGTTGATGCAGAACTTGAGCGCATTAGACAATCTGAGCAGAAGGTAGTCACACTCATGCAGCAGTATGACAGAGAGATTGAAGAGGCTAATGTGGATATCAAGGAGACCAAGCGCCAGGTGCAACTCGTTGACAATACACTCGCTCATCTCAAGACATCATCAGTGCGTGATTTGGAATATTCCATGAAAGTGCTCAACAAGGAGATGAGAGGATTGGACAGAGGATCCGAAGCATTCAAACAGATGCAGCAGCAGGCAAAGCAGTTGAAAACAGAGCTGGAGGCAGTACGTGCTGAGGGTAAAGCGCAGCAGTCATGGATAAACAAGACTGCAGACTGGTTCAACCGCATGCAGGGGGTCATATTAGGTGCAATTGCTGCCGTTTCAGGCTTGACATTCACGATAAAAAGCTGCGTCGAGAAGTTCGCCTCCATGGATGAGGAGATGACCAATGTCCGCAAATATACAGGACAGACTGCAGATGAGGTGGAACGCATGAACGAGGACTTCAAGAAAATGGAGACACGAACTGCTCGCGAGAAACTCAACCAACTGGCAGGTGATGCAGGTCGATTGGGCATAACGGCAACTTCTCTCGTCGAAGAATTCGTTGATGGTGCTGATAAAATCAATGTCGCATTAGGTGATGATCTCGGAGATGAAGCTGTCTCGCAAATAGGTAAACTGGCTCAAATGTTTGGTGAGGACAAAACAAAAGGTTTACGAGGTGCCATGTTGGCCACAGGTTCTGCAGTCAATGAGCTGGCTCAGAATTCTTCTGCCTCAGCAGGCTATCTCGTTGATTTCACCGCCCGTGTGGCTGGTGTTGGCAAACAAGCTGGCTTCACTCAGGCGCAGATCATGGGTCTCGCATCAGTCCTCGACCAGAACATGCAGCAGGATGAGACCGCTGCTACTGCCGTGCAGAACCTTCTCGCCAAGATGTTCCAGGACTCAGCCAAGTTTGCCAAGATTGCAGGACTCAACGTCAAGGAGTTCTCAAAGACATTGAAGGAGGATGCGAATGGAGCACTCCTCCAGTTCCTGGCAGCACTGCGCTCCAAGGGTGGTTTTGCACAACTCGCACCTATGTTCGAGGAAATGAAGATGGATGGATCGAGAGCAACTGGTGTCCTCACCGTCCTCGCAGACAAACTTGATGATATCAAGGCCGCTCAGGATCTTGCAACTAAATCATACGCTGAGGGCACATCTATCATCAATGAGTTCAATACTCAGAATGAAAGTGTGCAGGCACAGCTCGACAAGGCAAAAAAGAGATTCCAGGATCTCGCGATAGAGTTAGGACAAAAGCTCTATCCGGCAGCACGTCTGTGTATCTCTTCTGCCAGCTTAACCGTGCATATTATTTCGTCTATCATTGATTTTGTTGCTAAATACCGAACAACACTCATTACACTCACTGCAACCATCATTGCATTAACAGTTGCAGAGACCGCACACATAGTCAAACTCAAGGCGATTGCAATTTGGCAAAATGTTGTGGTGACAGGTGCAAAGAAATTGTGGGCGATACTCGCAGCACATCCTTATCTTGCTGTTGCTGCAGCAGTCACAACTTTGGTCGCCGTCATCGTCGATCTAAGTCGTAAGACGGACTCTGCAGCTAAGGCTCAAGAAGCGCTCAATGATATTCAGCGAGAAGCACAGAAAGAGATTGTGGAGGAGCAGTTGAAACTCGAAAATCTGAGAAAAGCTGCCATGAACGAGACTAATTCACTCAAAGACAGATATGCTGCAATCGCAGAGCTGAACAGAATAGTTCCTAACTATAATGCCAGTATAGACAAGACCACAGGCAAATATAAGGAAAACAAGAGAGCGCTTGATGATTATATAAAATCTCTCGTACATCTTTATGAGGTGCAGGGAGCGAAAAAGAAAATTCAGCAACTGGCTGAAGAGAAGGCTGGACTGACTATCAAAAAGAAACAGGCGCAGGAAAACTATGAGAATGCCAAAAAAGCGGGTCCTGGATATAATTATACAACCTCATGGGGAGCTACTGGTAACACGACGCTGGATTCAACAGACAAATTCCGACGAGATTTGCAGGATATTAATGAGAAAATTAAGGAGACAGACAGCATGATAACTGCCATAACAGATGTATATGACAAGGATATTCAGAAATCAGAGGTCAAAAAGGCGAAAGAGAATGTTAAAGCAAATGGAGGTGGCAGTGTCTCCAGCGGTGAGTCTGAGAAAGAGCGCAAGGCTCGTGAGAGAGCTGAGAAGAAAGCTGCTGCTGAAGCTCGCAAGCGTGAGGCTGAAGCCAAGCGCAAGCAGAAGCAGGCAGCCGACAGCATCAAAGCTGAGACCAACCAACTGATGGCTGACAATGCCAAAGCTTATGCAGAGGGCAAGAAAACATATCAGCAGTACATCGATGATCGGGAGAAAATCACTGTTGCTGGAATTGATAAGTTGAAAGCACTATATGGTGAGGACAGCAATGAATATCGCCAACTGCTTGATGATAGAGTCAATGCAGCTAAAAAGCATGACGAGGATATCATCAGACTGCGAGAGAAAGATGTTGAGCGTGAGAGGTTGATTCAGCAGGCTAATATCAAAGCTCAGTATAATGACGCCAGCTCTGCCATTTATCAGAATGACATCGCCCTCGATGAAGCACTCTATCAGAATGAAGTCGATGCTATGCAGAAACGCCTGTCCCTATACAATGAGGGAAGTGAGGAGTGGCTTGACCTCAAAGCAGAAATGGAGCAGGCATCTCTTGATCATCAGCTTCAGATGCAGGAGAACTACATGAGCCAGCTGAAGGAGTTGCGTCAGCAGTTTGGCAAGCAGGATGTTCAGGCACAGGAAACCATGTATCTCAATGGTCTTGATAATCTCTACAAAAAGGGACTGATCAAAGAAGAGGAATATCAGCAGATGAAGTTGGAGATAACCAAGCAGTTCGCAGCCCAGAGAGCGCAGATTGAGGCTGAGGATCATGGAGCTGGCTCAACGCAATCAAAGATTGACTTCAAAACAAATGAGATGGTCAATAGCGCCAAGGCTGCAGCCGGGGATGCACAGTCAACTAATGGCAGTTTCGGTGGATATTTCGTTTCACAGGTGCAGAACTATCAGAATACCATGGAGAAACTGAAAGAACTCTATGGTTCAGATGAGCAGAACCATGCAGCCTACATGCAGGCTAAGGCGCAGGTGACTTCAAATTTCCTCGATGGGATGGTGCAGAGCACACAGGTTGCATACGATGGCATCAACAATATCATGTCAGCCGCATCAGCTTATTCGCAAGCGTGTTCAGATCTGGAGCAGGCTAAAATCTCCAAAAACTACGAAAAGCAGATTGCTGCAGCAGGAAACAACTCCAAAAAGAAGAAAAAACTGGAGGAAAAACGTGATAAGGAATTGGCTGCTGCCAAGACCAAAGCCAACAAAAAAGCCATGAAGATTGAGATTGCTCAGGCTATCGCTTCTACTGCAATGGCTGCCATCAATGCATATTCTTCCGCTGCCAAGATACCAAAAATAGGTTGGACCTTAGCACCGATCGCAGCAGGCATGGCCACTGCAGCTGGTATGCTGCAGATTGCTACAATTAAAAAGCAGCACCAGGCAGAGCAAGCTGGATATTATTCTGGCGGTTATACAGGAGGTAGGCGATATCGCAGAGAGGCAGGTGTTGTCCACGAAGGTGAGTTCGTTGCCAACCATCAGGCTGTCAATAACTCATCGATACGCCCGGCATTCGACCTCATCGATCGAGCGCAGCGTGCAAACACGGTCGGGTCACTGACCGCTGATGATATCAGCAGAGCTCTCGGTTCTGGTGGCGGAGCTGCAGTCGTCACTCCTATCGTCAACGTCAGCAATGACAACAGTGAGGTCCGTGAGTCCCTCGACGGGGTTAATACAGCCATCACACGTCTCAACCAGGCACTTGATGATGGCATCGAGTTGGAAGTCCCTATTGCCGGGCGCAACGGCATACATCGCAGACTTAAAGATTATGAGAGAATTCTAAATAACAAGTAGTATGATTACATGCATTATCAATGGGCATAAAGCCTATCCCATATCTACATCATCTATCAAGGTGACATACGCCAACCAGTATGTCACCGATGATGGTGAGTACACCTATGACATCACCTTCCCCATGAATATCCTGGAGAACCGAGTCATCTTCAAAAACGTCTCACGGCTTGAAGTCAAGAAGAATATCGCTAAATATGATGACTGTAAGCTATATTGTAATGGCAAAATCATCATGAGCGGTGTCGGAACTGTACTCTCTATTAATCAGAAAGAAGTCAAAATGCAGATTGTTGGCGGCAAGTCACGCATCAAATTCAATGACCGCATGACCAAGCACTACATTGACGAGATTGACATGGGTGAGTCAACACCACCAGGAGCAGTTGTTGATAAGTCTGCAGGATTCCACGATATCTTATATAAACTCAGGAGTGTATATAGGCTGGATACCGACCAGACAAAATTTCTCGGGGAAAGCGGAAAGTGGTGCTATGTCCCGTGCAGAGACGAGACATATAATCTCATAGCCAACTTTGTTGGAGTTGACCGGACAGGAAATCTCATCGGCTCCAAAGACCCTTACATAACTAATATTGCAGTGCAGCCAAATCTCATGTATGTGCTCAGAAAAGTAGTTGAGCATGAGGGCTACCGTCTTTTGCGCAATGATTTCGACGTGAGCCCATGGAACCAGCTCTACATTGCATCAGCTTACAAAACGCAGGAGCTTCGCAAGGCTCTGCCTCACTGGTCCGCATACACCTTCATCGAAGAGTTTCGCAAACTCTTCAATGCTACAGTTTATTTCGATGATATGGCCAAGACATGTAAGATTATCAAGGCATCTGAGTTGACAACTGTAGGGGACGTTAATGTGGAGCCGCTTGAAGAGTACACTGGTGATTATGACTCAGATGGTTCTTTCACCACTTCGTCAACCGCCAATTTGCAATACAACTTAGGGGAGGCGACCAACAGAGACGAATACGAGAGTATATCTCAGAAAGTTTTCGATAATTTCCCCGTTTTTAATAGTTTTGACGGATTCGGCCCATATAACCAGTTCGAGGTTGACACAAACGGATGGGATGAGAAAAAGAAGCGCACTACCATCATAAGATGGAATGGCAGCTACTATATCTATGTCGAGGATACTGATGGCAATAAAACATGGCAATTGGCTGGCGTCTGGTCTCCACTTGTGCGTGATCCGGCATCTGACGATTACACAGACCTCAATATATCGCCAGCTGCGCAGGTTGTGGAGGACGTTGAGTTCAAGTCATCCATTTTTGAAAATAAACATCAGGAGAAGAGATACATGCTCTCAATACCAAACGACAAGGAGAGTGACGCCAAAGATAATGATAAAGATGACGATGGGTTTAGCTACGTGTCAGTGCAGGATGCGTTGGATGACGACTCATCATTGGACAATAGCGAAGATGATCAGGAGTGCATGAATATCTTTTTCTATTTGCCGGGGAGAGTGCAGAAATATGAAAATGCAGATAGTTTCTCTGTCTCATGGGTGGGGGAGAAATCAAGATGGCCACATTTCATCACGGATTGCCGCATCAATGTTAAATATCGAAGAATAGGCCATGGCTCTATAGATCTGTCTAACCCTTACAGAGATATTGAGAGAAGCTCACTATCGCTCAATCAGTATTTTACTGCAGGAAATAGTATCGGCTTATTCCATAAAACAGGATATAAAATTGATAATAAAAATAGTCTTGAGATTAAATTTAAGTCAGATAAGATACCAGATCCATCAGACATATACATCATAAGAGGCAAACGTTTCGTTTGCGAAAAAGTGGAGGTGGAGATTAAAAATGATGGCATAGAGCCTATCATGACGGGCACTTTCTATATGTTGACATGACACCTTAATATATATAAGAGGCGACAGAACTGCTCTGCCGCCTCTTATTATTATAGAATGCCTCGATAATTCAAAATGAGTTCATTTGCTTCTTTGATATCCTTCGGAGTATAGATATCCGTGATGAGAATGGATGAGTGACGTGCTTGGTCTCTGACAGACAAGACGTCTGTGTTAGCTCTCAGCATATTCGTGATACCAGTATCCTTCAGACTGTAGAACTTATAGCGCATCGAGAAGCCGAGATCTTTGCGAAGGTTTCTGTGCCAGTAGTCCCGGAAAAACTTTTCACTCTTATGCTCCACTCCAGGAGTGAAATCAGAGGAAAATAAATAATATTGGCTTGGATATGAAAATATATTTAAGTCAATCATCAACTTGATGACATGAGATGGAAGGGTGATGGTCGCATCATTTCCATTTTTCGTATGCTCGCCATGGAGGATGAGCGTTTTCTTCTTCAGTTGAAAATCGCCAATTTTCAGAAAAGACAATTCACGGGGGCGCACAAACAGATAGTGCAATATCTCGCAGGCAAGCAGAAAATGCTTGTTTTTCTTCATTAGATAGTCGCGGATCTGCTCCATCACTTCATCAGGTATTACGTCACGCTCTTTCTTGCGTCTGTTCTTGATACGCTCGAAACTTTGAGTTGGATTCAGACCGATATAGCCTCGCTCCAGGAGATACTTGGAGAATGTCTTGAGCCATGTGAGATAATTGTTTCTGGTTATAACAGTATTGTTCCGCTCTACAAAAATATAATCCAGGAACTTGCTCACATTGTGGTGGTCCCATTGATAGCTGTATGTGATGTTCATTCGTTTATCATGTATCCAGTTCTCGAGGACATTGACCTTGCTGGTGTAGTCCTTCAGACTCTCCTCACGCAGGTTATGTTCATTAAAGAGCTTCTGCAGATACTCTCTGTATCTGAGCAATACATCTGCAAATTTCGTATACTCGAGAGGCTGGCTTGCCTCTATCCATGGGTTCCAGCCATCCATGAGTTTCTCTGTGAGACGCTTCATCAGCGCATCAGCATATTCACGCTGCTGACGCTTACCCTTGATTCTGTCAAGCATGATTCGTTTTCTTCTGAGACGGCCAAAGGACGGGTCAAAAGCGGAAAAGGAGACATAACACTCAGATCTCTGATGGAAAACAGGAGGTTTCCATCCAATGACGCTGCTCAGAACAGCCTCGTTTGATTGTAAGGAATAATTTTTTGGCTCAGGTGCGGAAGTCCGTGGATAGCCCACCAGGTATGTTAACCGAAGATCAT